CTCTGAGGCCATAACTACATGAGACTTCTTGGGATGACTAGGAGTACGCTTAGGTTTATTCACGCCAGACAAGCCTAGTTCTTTCATCTTGTTCTTTACTCGCTCAGGTACTGGCATAGTCATTCCTTTAATCTGTTGGGGGAACGAGGGCGGTTCTCTGTGTTACCCCAACTAATTCTATTATAAATCTTTCATCTAGAATTTATACCGCCAAATCTTATGCCATCAGTTCGAAGTGAGGGCCGTCTATGAAAGGTCTTTTGCCTTGTGACCTTCTTAGGTCGATGTACTCATTCATAGCATCTTCCATTGTACCTACATAGGCTGCAATGTTTCCTACTGACCACGCTGCTCCCCACTTGATCTTACACCCAACCTCGTTAGCTGCTTCAGCCATTGCATCAGCAATGTTGTCGTACATGTTCAATTCCCAAACTACATTTGGTCCATCATACGCTACGAGGTCAACTGCGTGGCTATACCCATCCCCTTGCAACAAGTGCTTAGACTTCATGGTCTGTGATCTGCCTGACTCGTATAGTTTCTTCTGCTCACCTAGGGTTCTGAGCCCATAAGTTACTCCAAAGTCTACAGTTGTCAGTTCAATAGCTAGCTTAACTGTTGCTACCATGTCTGGGTGTACACCCTCAAGTTTATCTAGTGATCGTTGGGATAGCTTGAATGCCATTAATCTTTTCTCCTGATCAACCCTAAAGTCGCATTATACAACCCTTGGCCTATTTGTGTTGGTGTAGGTAGAAGCCACCCAAGTATTAATAGAACTACAAACCAGATAGGTATGTTAGTATTCTTAATGGTTAAGTCCTCGATGGACTGAGCTTCTACTTCTTTAATCTCTGTAACAATATCTCTTGAGGCTTGTTGTGTAGTTTGTTGAGCTACAATCTGTTGTGTGTTCTCTTTACCTATTTGAGCGTTAGAGTTAACCTGAGGTCCACCCCCGCCACCAAAAAAAGGTAATCCTGTTAGACCACAGCTAGATAATAACAGGATCAGGCATAGACTACCTAGTTTCTTCGTTATCTTTGACATAGTTGGTTTTACTTTCTCCGTTTACCCATATGCCAAAACAACCTGTGAGTGCACCCATACACACTGATACTAGTCCTGCTTGAGCATTAGAGGGGTTATCGAGAGCCATAAACCAAAATACTGATTTGTAGGTGAGAATGGTGACAACTAACATCATTAACCTTGGTAATATCTGCCATTGGTCTAGGACTGTTTGTGCTCTTTCTCCCATTCTCTTTCCCTCTCTGGTTCAAGTACATCATATGCTTTAAGCATACCTTCTAGGTACATACTCCGTTCCATTCTGTCTAAGGATATCCACTCTCCAGAATACTGGTAGTATGCTTCACGAGCATAGAAGACTGAACTGTGGGGGATATGTACTCTTCGTAATTTCTTTTCGTCACCTTTAGCTAGTGACAAGTAAAATTCTTCTAAGACTTTATCTGATCTGTAATATTTGGTTCTAGAGGAAGCCATTAAAGTGCCTATAGTTGTACCTATAGTTGTTGTTCTGTCAACAAAAAACTACAAAAAAGGGGGGATTAAGGAGTACCTAAGGTAATACTTTAGGTTTAACTACAAGTATTATCTAATTAAAGGTATAGAAATATAAGTATAGCTTGTAGTTAATACCTTAAGTAATACTTACAGTATAATTATATAGGAAATACCCGCCAAGTCAACCCCTAAAACTGCTACAATCTGATCACTTTTTGTTACAGAGTGTTACAACTCCTCCTCTTCTTAGGGGGGACGCTTTTGTACGTACCTCACGAAATGTTACAGGTTTGAAACATTGGTAACCATTGTATACGAAAAGTGGTTAACAAGTGAAATCACCTCCCCGCTGTCATTACGGGTATATATAGAACGTACACCCCCGCCCTGGCCCACGCCTGGTGGGTAGTCGGTGGCCGACAGACGGTTAAATACCTGACTAAAACAGTATGTTTAACATTAAATCATTATTAGTTTAGTATTAAACTATTAGTTTTTAGAGATTGTTTAACATTAAACTATTTTCTGGTTGAGATTCGTTTAGTCTTAAACATTTGGGAATTTGTGATCACAAAGAGAAAAGCAACTACAAACCACCAGATAAAACTGTGATCACAAAATGAATCCCTATCCCTTACTCATTATAATATATAAATAGACCTCACGAATTGTTTCAGTCTGTAACATTATGTTACCAAAAAAAATCAGATTAGGTATTGAAAGATTCATTCAATAGCGATATCTCTATTTTAACAAAACGAAAAACAATGAGGAAAACAAAAATGAACATGATCAAAAACATCTTAGCAGTTTATGACCGAGCATCACAGTCAGAGATTGCCCACGGTTTAAACTGGTACGCCGACGCTAAATCAGAGGCGTGGGATATCGCAGATGATACAGGACTACCTTTGCATATCGTCGTGGGTGTTATCGCTGCACTGTCGCCAACAAACGACTGGGAACAAAACATCAAGGATGCAAGGCTATTCTGCGAAACTTTTGTTAGCGGCGGCTATTATGAGGATGTAAAGGCAAGCACCTATAAAAAGATGTGGGAAAAGGCGTGGGCAATCTTGGAAAGCGTGGGTGACTATGACCAAGTGCTTACAATCTTGAACGGCCCAAAAATATCTGACTTTTATCGCTGCATTCATGGCGAAAATGTTTGTGTGATTGATGGTCACGCTTGGTGTATCGCCAATAGTGAACGCAGAGTATTGCAAGAGGTTCCAAACATTGGCAAAAAAGCACGTATTGAATTGCAACAAGCGTATGCAGATGCAGCACTTAAAGAGGGCATAACAGCCTATCAAATGCAAGCTGTAACATGGGTAACATGGAAGCGTATCTGGGGCGTATAAGCCCAAAACAATCAAATGAGAGGAAAGAAACAATGCTTAATAAAACAACTGTTAAAGATATCATCAAAGCCCGTGGTTCTCGTTTCTGCACGGTTACATTCAAGACAAACGCAGGTGAAAAGCGTAAAGTAAATGGGCAACTACGCAAGCCAACTGAGGCACAGGTAAACCACTGGTTGCAGCCTATCTATAACGTCCACACAAAAAAGATGGCCTCATTCTATTGGACAGATGTTGAGGAAATAAACTGATGGCTTTACCATACTTTCTACTGGGCGTGTTGATCTGTTGTTATGTGATCGCATGGTTAATTGAGACAAGATAAAATGAGAGGAATAGAAATGACATATAACGAGGCACTCGAACAAGTTGAGACAATGCGAGGCCGTGTTGCCTACAAAGAACGCCAGATCAACAGCCTGATCAATCAATATGGGCGAGGTGTCCGACCATCTTGGGTATCAACTGACCTAGCAATCTACAATCAACAGATGCAAGAATACGCCAAAGATTTATCATATGCTGAATATGTGGTTGCTCACTACGAGGCCGCACAAGATGCACTAGCAGAACAGGAAATAGAAAGGATTTTAAAATGGGAAACAGAGCAACAATAGAAGTGAAAGACACACATGGAAGCAGTGCAGCATGCTACATCTACATTCATTGGCTGGGCGATCCCGACAGTGTGGTTGGTGTGGTGCGGGACACAGCACGCAACATGCGCAAGATGAATGCAAGTTATGCAATGGCACGTTTGATAGGTGCATACCATGAAGAGATGGACGGTGGCTTATCACTAGGTGTCACAAAGTACAAAGAAGAATGGGACAATGGTCACTACATCGTAGACATGGCAGATGGTACAATATCCAATGAAGGTGAGACTATCGCCTCTGGTATAGAGTTTGGAGCCTTTTAACATGATGGATACCAATACAGAAAACAAACTAGAACTAGCCGTGATGTTGTGGGTTGATGCTATAGATATGGATACCATGACTGATATGGTGTCAGATCACATGTGGCAATATTACCGCAAGAGTGCAGACCTTGACGAGGTGCTACAGTTTATCGAAGATATGGGTGTAACAGACGAGGATGTAGAGCAATGCTAAAAGATATTAATGTGAGGTTCTTTGTTGATGCTTTGGATGACCTAGATACGCAAGAGGTGACACATCAAGAGTTTGTTGACAGATACGCAGAGACACCACATGGACGTGTGGATGTAGAATTGCACACCGTCCAATCCAATGGTGTACGTCAACTGTGTGTAATACTTAACGGGAGTGTAGCGTGATGGAACGCCTAGATATCACAGACAAGAAAGAACTGATCGCAGTGTTAGCGGGTGAGATGCTCGATGCTCTTTATCATGGCACAATCACAGCACCCCAAGACCTTTATGTGCGTGGCACATGCTGCACAACTTACACAGACGATGGGCAGGATCGTTTCAATTCCCTGCATGACCTGATCGAAACAACAATCAATTCCTATATTGTGGACGAAGATATGAGAGGAACACACTAATGTATATCACAATAGATGAACGTGAACGCAACATGGCTTTGTGGATTCACAATGATGAAGACTTATACACTATGGCATATGGGTTGATCACTATGATTGGCTACGAAGAGGCTGCAAAAGAAATGCGTAACCGCTTGCGTGGTAGCTACACCCCCGACGGTATCAAATGGTCTTATTATGGTATCAAGAGGGCTATTCTATCAATAGAGGCATAACAAGAGGATAGAGTTATGATTAGAGAGGACTTCTTTGAATGGTTAAACACTTGCCCGACATCTTGGGAAGTGGTCCAAGACGACAACGAAAATATTTGGGTATCGTTTAGAAATATCCAAGAGTATGACGACGACGAGGATGTAAGCGATGTATAAGGTTAGTATTCTATGGGGCGAAGACCTGTTGGAAAATGGTGATGTAGCGGAGACATATTGCTTTGCTACTGAGTCAGAGTTGAAAGCATTCATGCAAGCTGTCCATGTGATGGATGGATATTTTGGATGCCCTTATCAGATCGTCGAGGAAGGTTATATTTATATTGTGGACGAGGATGTAGAACAATGAACACACAAGATGCAATCATGATTTGTGAACAGCTAGTCCCTGCTGACTACGACGAAGAAGTAGGGGCATGGCAACACCTTATTGACACAGCCCTAGTGTGGAATCTACAAGGGTGGTACGGGAGAACAGCAACACGCTTAATAGAGGAAGGTATTTGTAAAGCACCAGAGTGGGCAGACAAGGAGACAGCGTTATGACTAAGACAGTATTTGTAACAGTAAAACTAGAATATAGTGACACCTTTGACCTGTCAGAGATTATGGAAAACATGGACTATGATTTTGTTTATGAGGACGCAATCCAACTGACAGAGATTGTAGACGTAATAGATGAACCTTATAAGGGAGTAGCATGATGAAAACAGTAACACTGGCAGACTTTACTAACCAAGAGTTTGATTTCTTGGCAGAAATGATCCACGAAAAGTTACTTGATATGGGATACGAAACAGATGGTAGCTTTGCTTTTGATCTTGTAGTCTCATTTACACCTGACGTGGAAAAACACAATGAAGTATAACCAACGCATTCGATACGTCGAGCCAGATCAAGTACAGGCAGGCTACAAGTGTAAGCTAGGCGGGGTAGAGTTCTTATCAATAGCCCAAGCCTGTCGATACTGGGGGATATCCTACACCACAGCACGAGAACATGTGCGCAATAGGAACTACCAAGATGAACCAAGAAAAAATTGGAAGCACCCCTTGAATTATGAAACAGCGATATCTAGGTTAGATACACACACAAAAGGAGAATACTAATATGGAAAACATTAACGCAACACCTCAAGAAATTCGTGACCTAGCATGGGCGCAAGCCAAGGTAGACTGTGATAAGTACATCGAGCAGAACCTAGATGGTCAGGATGCATTCGACTGTGGCTTTGCTTGGGTCAACATCTATCCAAAGCACAAAGGCAATACCAAGCAGGGCCGTGCTGAGCGTAAGTTCCTGCGTGAGATGGGGCTAGACCTAGACTACACAGGTAAGCGTTTCAACTGGTGGAACCCAGCGAACTGTGGCTTCCAGAACATAGGATGTAAAGAGGCTGGTGCCCAAGGTGCAGCTAAAGTTCTTCGAGCATTTGGGTTTGATGCCCATGCTGATAGCCGCTTGGATTAATGACGATAGTCAAACGAAAAAGAAAATGGGTGGTGTATGGTGATGATGGTAAAGTTATCATCATATCCCACAACAGAAATATCGCTGTAAAATACGCAAAGGAACAGACATGTACCAAATAAATGTTTACGATCAATATGACAGACTAATCTGTTTGCTATCTAACCAAACACCCAAGGATGTAGCTAGCCTTTTAGCGCAATGTTTCAAGGAGTTACGACTAGAAGTTAAAGGGAAACTTTAAGTAAATGATAGACTGGTTGTTCGTTGCAGCAATAGTAGTAAACATCTTGTTTTACCTACTATTTTATATTTCTTCTGATTGAGGGGTTGAAAAAGACTATGAACTTTCTACGTGATACCTTAAGTATTGCTAATAGTATAACTACAAGTATAACTAGGAGTTCTATTATTCTTGTAGTTAATAAAAACTATAAGTTAAAACTTAAGGTATCACCTATGGATGACTTTGAAGATAAAGAAATAGAAGTAGAAGAACTAGTGGATCATCTTTTAGATAATCCTGACAGCCTTGCAACCTTTGTAGAGAATATCTTGACCGAGGTGATGATCATGCAAGATTTCATGGAGTTCAATGGCTACAAGAGAGAGGACTATGCAGCATGGCGCAAGGACATGGAGAGGAGAAGCCTCCACTAGATAGCGAACACGATGACTGTACGCATTGGATAGGAAGGATGAAACAAAATGAAACAAAACGTGAAGACAGACAACAGACTGATGGGTATACAGGACTACATAAACCAGCTAAGCAAGGAGAGAGATGACCTTGAATGGGCTGGACAGTTTGACCTAGCAGACCTGCGAGTAAAACAGATCGAGGACGCTAAGGCTGAACAACAAAGTGGTGTAGTTTATTACCCGCTGTTCTAATGATACCACCCCTAGCTCAACTGGATAGAGCACCTGACTTCTAATCAGGGGGTTGCAGGTTCGAGTCCTGCGGGGTGGGCCAACATCGAGAGGATAAGATGTATAAATACTTAGTCAAAGCCAGCATAGGTCTGAACAGATTGTTTCGAGGCGAGAGAGGCCAGACCTTTAGTGCTCGTAATTGGCAACTGAAAAAAGATCGAAAACCTAATGTCGTTTTTGTTATAGACTGGGCACTAGGTGAGGATCATTGTGTACACTGCTGGATAAATTGGAAGCTAAAGAAGTGAGTGATGGTGTAGGAATGATTGAATCAACATACATTGACCACATGGGCAGTGACCTGTCTGTAGTAAACGCAGCACGGGTATCCTTTGGTAAGAAATCTCAGTACGTCTACTCTGGAGTTGATACCAACGGGCCACCAGAGAAAGCATTACACCAACGTGATGTGAAGCTGATCCAGTATCTGGCCAAGCACAAACACATCTCACCATTTGGTCACGCCTTTGCATCTTTTCACGTTAAGGCACCCATCTTTGTAGCACGTCAACTTGTGAAGCACTCCTATCTCAGATGGAATGAGGTCAGCCGCCGCTACGTGGATGATGAACCAGAGTTCTTTGAGCCTCGTCACTGGCGTGGACGTAGTGAGGACAAGAAACAAGGTAGTTCAGGCTTTGTTCATTTATCAGATGATGTTAAGACTGGCCCTGAATTTCTTTATCACGAAGCTAAAACTTTGTATCTAGAAATGTTAGAGGAAGGTGTCGCCCCTGAGCAAGCACGGATGTTACTGCCACAGTCTATGATGACTGAGTGGTACTGGTCTGGATCACTGGATGCGTTTGCTCGTATGTGTCACCTACGTTGCAAGCCTGACACACAGTATGAATCCAGGATTGTGGCTGAACAGATCAGCGCAGAGATGGCTAAGTTATTCCCTGTAAGTTGGGAAGCATTGATGGAGAAGAATGATGAATAAAGACGTAGGTATGATTGGTGTCGAAACCGTAGAAGAACACGAGGATGGTTCAGCTACCTATCAGTTTCACATGGATGCACATGCCCGTGGATTACTGGCAGAGGAAGGCTTGAAGCTAGTGCTGTATTGTGCAGCAGCCAAGCTAGACATGCAGATAGCGTATGACTTTATCGAAGATCATATTAAGTACGAGAAAGATGAATGTAAGTTTGGGGATGTAAATGACAAAGAGAGAGCGAAGGTAAACAATGGTAGCTGAAGTGACAGACCTAGAGATATCTCACCAGCCCTGTCCTTACTCAGAGTGCGGTAGTTCAGATGCTTTCTCTTACAACCCACGTAAGATGGTTGGTGAATGCTTCGCTTGCAAGAGAGCTTACCCAAGCAAAGGGTTTCGAACCAGCATCTTTGACTGGGCAGAGGAAGCCTACCCAGTAGGTGAGATGAAGACACCACCAGAGAAACGTATGGTATCATCTGCTACCTACTCAGGGATCAGAGGATTAGATAAGGATGTAGCTGAGTTCTACGGAATCCAGATGCAGCTAGACGCACAGGGTAACCCAGTTCGCTACGCCTTTCAGTACCCCAACAACGTTAAGTACAGAGGCTACGACGAAAAGAAATTCTGGACTAAAGAGCGTGGCTCCCCACGGGATTTGTTTGGGCCTGACTTCAACGCTGGATCAAGCAAGCGTATCTACATCACAGAGGGTGAGTTCGATGCTGCTAGTCTTTACCAAGCACTAGGCAAGAGCTTTCCAGTCAAGTCCCTGCCAAGCTCCTCGATCTCTGAGCAGTTCATCAAGAAGAACTTTGACTACTTGAATGCATTCTCTGAGGTGATCTACGCAGGGGAACTAGACGCAGCAGGTAAAGCAGCAGCTGATAAACTGTACGCCCTATTCCCTGAGAAGTTTTTCTATGTGCCTCTAACCAAGCACAAGGATGCTAATGACTTCCTAACAGCTGGTGACGCAGGTGATCTGAAGTGGTCAGCACTCAAGCCTCAACGCTTCAGCCCTGACAATTTCTTCGTGGGTGAGCTTGAAGTTCGTAAGGCTATCATTGAAGAAAACCCTTACGCCTATGTCCCAACAGGACACGAGGGACTAGACGATAAGATCAGAGGCTTGGTCAAGGGTGGTCTAACATTCATCAAGGCATTGCGTGGTCAAGGTAAGACTGAGTTGATCAGGTACTTCGAGATGGGGTTGCTTAAGTCCCAGGCTCGTGTTGCTTTGCTGCACATGGAAGAGATGAAGTCCACAACCTATCGTGCAATGGCAACTTATCAACTTGGGGTCAACGTCAGAACAAGAGAGGATGCAGCAGAGAATGGTGTGTCAGAGGATGAGGTTATCCTTGCAGCACAGATCGCTAGCCAAGACCTGAACACAATCATCTTTGAGATGAGAGCACACGATGATCCTATGAAGCTACTAGATTATGTACGCTTGGCCTCGACCATCTATGGTGCTGAGTACATCTTCATTGATCACGTCCAGCGACTAGCGTACCTGTCCAATGCAGGGGTCGAGGGTGCAACCAGCACACTGACAACTGTTGGTGCACGTATGGCACAGCTAGCCAAGGAACTTAACATTGGTGTGATCTTTATCTCTCAGGTCAATGACGATGGGCGTACCAAGTACGCAGCATCCCTTGAAGAGGAAGCCATTGTCTGTATCAAACTGAACAGGGATACTGAGGCAGAGGATGAGACAGAACGCAACACAACTTATTTTGTAGTTGATAAGAACAGACCATTTGCTAAACTGGGTGCTGCTGGATCAGTGTACTACAATCCTGAGACAACAGTGTTAGAAGAGGTATCCTATCAGATATGAAGTTAGTTGTGAGTGACATCGAAACAAACGGTCTCGATGACTGTGATAAGCTATGGCTTTGTGGTGGTAAGGACTTAGAGACTGGTGAAGTCTACAAGTTCGAGAACTGCCACGAGGATACCAAGGCTAAGCAAGAAGCAATCAAGTGGTACCAATCAGTTGATCGCATCATTGGTCACAACTTCATTCAGTTTGATGCACCTCAGCTAAACAAACTGTTGGGTGGTCGTGTAGTTGATCCACAAAAGATCATCGACACCTTGGTTGTATCTCGTACAATCAACTACGATGTACCTATGGTCAAAGGATCACGAGGCCCACATAGCTTGGATGCTTGGGGTAAGAGGCTCAAGGTATACAAGGGTGACTTCCACGCCTTCGATCAGTTCTCTGAGGAGATGGTGGAGTATTGGCTGGGTGACCTTGATACAACAGAGGCTTTGTTCAATCATTTCAAGAAGTACATCTTTGATCCTGACTGGCGCAAGTCTCTCAGAGCAGAGCATGACCTACAGATAGAACTGGTACGCACGAGGTACTACGGCTTTGCCTTTGATGTACCCAAGGCTGAGTTCTTATTGAAGTCTATTCAGAACCAGATGCAGAAGCTAGAAGAACAGTTCATGATGGACTTCCCGCCAAAGCTGACTGAGGTAAACAGAATAAAGTACCGCCTCAAGAAAGATGGTGAGCCAATGGCCTCAGTGGCTAAGGCAAAAGAAAGATACGCTGTCACAAAGAAAGAGGGCGAAGAGTTAGTGTGCTATGACTGGATTGACTTCAAGCCTGGCTCACCTCGTGTTCGTATTGATGCACTGTGGGAAGCTGGCTGGCACCCAGTGGATAAGACTAAGACACGCATCAAGTATGATCGACTGAGTGTTGGTGATCCTTGGAGTGAGACCGTACCTTCTATGTCTAAGGAGTTCTATGAAGAGAAGGGTAAAGACCTAGACCGTTATGGCTGGATGTGCTCAGAGGATAATCTAAGCACACTACCAGAGGACGCACCAGAGGGGGCAAAGGCTCTAGCTAAATGGTTGACCCTTGAAGGTAGGCGTTCCTCTCTTGTCGAGTGGCTTGGGCAGGTAGGTGATGACGGTAGGATTCATGGTACCATCAACAACATTGGTGCATGGACTGGACGCTGTGCTCATAAGGCACCTAACACTGCCAATATCCCATCAGCATTCTATGGTGAGGCAAGGACAGCAGTTGAAGAGGTAAAGAAACAATATGATTCGAATCTTAGAGCTTGTTGGACTACTCCTAGTGGCTCATTCCTTGTCGGAACTGACGCAGATGGCATTCAACTTAGGGTTCTAGCTGATTACCTATGGCGTCACTTCGATGCTGACCAGTATGCTAAGGCTATCATGGAAGGTAAGAAAGAGAACGAAACAGACATTCACAACGTGAACAAACGTGCGCTGGGTATTCCACACGCAACCAGAGACATGGCGAAGACATTCATATACGCATGGCTACTAGGTGCAGGGGTGGAGAAGACAGCGCAGATACTGCGAGTTAATAAGAAGCAAGCAGTCAAAGCGAGAGAGGACTTTGTTCAATCCATTGATGGCCTCAAGGATTTGAAGAACAGGTACATCCCCTTGGTCGGTGAAAAGAAATACTTCACTGGCTACGATGGTCGTAAAGTTATTGTACCCTCTGAACACAAGGCACTAGCAGGTATGCTGCAATCAGCTGAGAGCATCCTGATGAAACACACACTGCTGCGCTGGACATCAGAGGCTAGACGACTAGGCTTCAACTTCAAACTGGTTGGGTTCATCCATGATGAATACCAGACAGAGGTGATAGGCACAGAAGAGGAAGCTACAGAACTTGGTAAGCTTCAAGCACAGTGTATGCTTGAGGTTGGACAAGAGCTAGGTTTCAAGATTCCAACCCCAGGCTCCTATGATGTAGGAAAAAATTGGTTGGACACCCATTGACAACATCTAGTACAATCCCTATGTATAAACCACTAGTAGAAAAGAGGTAAGCAAATGGCTTCAAAAGCAGAACATCTTCAGTTGGTAGGAACACTTGAGTGGGCAAAGGTATTCCCCTCAAATCTTGACCGTGCTGAGTGGAATAAAGAAACAGATGGTGAGTTTAAGATCACAATGATTCTCGATGAAGAGAACCAAGAGAAATTAAACGCATCTAATTCTATGAAACAAATCAAAGATGGTAAGGTTACATTCTCTCGCCCTCACGTTGGTAAACATGAGTGGCAAGGTGGTGCGCCTACAGTAGCAGATGTTACAGGGCAACCTTGGAATCTTGATGAGAAAGGGTACATTGGTAATGGTTCCACGGGCATGGTGACTGTTTCCATTTACCCAGCTGGCGCAAGGTTTGGTACTCGCCTTGAGTCAGTGCAAGTGATAGACCATGTGGTCTATGAATCTGAGGGCGGCTCCTCCCCCCGCTTTCAGGACTTGTCTAAGCTAGCCTCTACTCCTTCAGCTAGCAAGGACAAAGCGGAAGACTCCTCACCCTTAGAGGATGCCATTCCGTTTTAACTAAGGGGTCTCCTTTCCCCCTATTGTTATTTCGTTTTGTTTGCAAGAACGCCCCTTCCCTTAACTGGGTGGGGGCACCTTTGAAAGGAACTTAGATGAAAAAGATAGACACCCTCATTCAAGACATTGAGCAAACCCTGCAAGGTAAGAACGGTTGGAAAGCAACTGTTGGTAAATACATGGCAGAGAATATTGCATCTATGGCAGAGGCCCGTTTCGCTAAACCTCAGAAACCAAGAGGGTACCTATCCCTTTCATCTGTTGGCACACCGTGCCAAAGGAAGTTGTGGTACAAGATTAATAGAACAGACTTAGGCGAGAGCTTTGATGGTGCTGGCCTGTTGAAGTTTTTCTACGGCGACATGATCGAGGAATTAATCCTGGCACTCGCTGACATCTCAGGCCACAAGGTGGAAGGAACACAGACACGAATGTTCGTTGCTGGTATCAGAGGTCACAGGGATGCTGTGATTGATGGTGTTACCATTGATGTTAAGACTACGACAGACTACGGATTCAAGAAGTTCAAAGAGGGTAACCTCAGAGAAGATGACCCATTTGGTTATGTTTCTCAGTTAAGTTCTTATGTGTTCGCAGCTAAGGATGATCCCCTAGTCACAGACAAAACGACTGGGGCTTTCCTCGTAGTTAATAAAGTGACAGGCGAGATGTGCTTAGATGTTTATGATTTCTCTGAAGAGATTAAAACAAAAGAGCAAGAGGTAAAGGACATCAAGACTATGGTGTCTTTCACTGAGCCACCTGCAAGAGCTTATGAACCAGTGCCTCAGTCTGACACGTCAGAGAATATGAAGCTGGATAAACCCTGCACCTTCTGTGAATACAAGAAGCAGTGTTTCCCTGAGGCAAGAAAGTTTTTGTACAACGGCGGCAAGAGGGCTGAGTACCTGACTAAAATAGTCAAGTTACCTAAGGTGCCAGAGGACTTAACCTACAATGAAGAAAACTAGGTTTAGAGGCATCAAGGAAGGGTACCGCTCAGGTATTGAACTTGATGTAGCTCAACACTTAGAAAAGCTAGGTGTTCATTACACCTACGAGAAGACTAAGATCAAGTGGGTAGACCTAAAGCATCGCACCTACACCCCTGACTTTGTCTTAGAAAATGGTATCATCATTGAAACAAAAGGTCGCTTCATTTCTAACGATAGACGTAAGCATGTCGAGATCAAGAAGCAGTACCCAGACTTAGATATTCGTTTCGTCTTTTCTAACAGTAGGGCTAAGCTCTACAAGGGAGCGAAGAGTAGCTACGGAGATTGGTGTAAGAAGCATGGCTTTAAGTATGCTGATAAACTAATACCTAAGGATTGGATTAATGAATAGTGTTGACTTGAAATTTCCTAGACGTATAACTAGGTGCTCTCATGGAGTTTGAAGTAAAAGTTTATATCAAGGTAGACCCTGAAGCAAACTTCTTAGAAGTTGATGACGAAGAGATTCTTCGTGTTATAAGAGAGCTATTCGTGGATATGATCTACGATATAGATGATGTTAAACTAGTAAGCTGTGAGGTATCAAATGGCTAAGATTACAATCAATGACCGTGAGTTATACACGGATGACTTCAATGAAACACAACAGAAAGTAATGCAAGAAATCAGCCTTGCTAGTTCTGAGATTGATCGTATGAAGTATACAGCTCAGGTATTAGAGGCCCGTGTGAATTTACTGGCTGGTCTTATCCTTGAAGAGGAAGACAAGAAAGCTTCTGAAGAGAAAAAAGTCGAGGACGCTGAGGTCGTAGAATGATCAGCGGGGATGACCTAGAGGGCTTTGGTTACTTTGAAAACTTCCAGTCAAGCGACGAAGTAGATTGGGCTGACCTGTATTCAGGTTGGGTCGAGAAAAAGATTCTTACAACTGGGCATGACCGCTTGGTTGAGAACACCCTTGGTCTTGTTGGTGAGGCTGGAGAGGTTGCTGAAAAGATCAAGAAGTTGATTCGTGACAGCAGCCGCTTCAACAACGAAGAGATCATGAAAGAACTAGGTGATGTAGTTTTCTATGCGACAGCATTGGCTAACATCTATGGGCGTGGGCTTCAGGAAGTCCTCGAACTAAACATCCAGAAATTAGACGACAGACAGAAACGAAACAAACTACGTGGAAGCGGAGACAACAGATGAGCATACCCAACACAGAAGAACAGTACGGCCCAGAGATCAGAATCTCAGAAGAGATTCATGCAATGAAGTACCGCAGCAAAGGCGAGACCTTCAAGGAAGCTATGACTCGTGTGGCTGAGGCATTGAAGGATGGGGAAGGACACTTCAATAACTTTAGAAATATCTTGTACAACCAGAGGTTCCTGCCAGCTGGTCGTGTTCAGTCTGCTATGGGTGCGCCTCGTCGTGTAACACCTTACAACTGTTTTGTATCTATGACTATCGAGGATAGCATGGGTGGTATAATGGAAGCTGCTCGTCGTGCTGCTGAGACTATGCGTCTTGGTGGTGGTATTGGTTATGACTTCTCTACTCTACGTCCACGGGGCACAATGATTAAGTCGTTGGACTCCAAGTCATCTGGTCCTCTGTCTTTCATGGGTATCTTTGATGCCGTGTGTAAAACGATAGCATCTGCTGGTCACCGCCGTGGGGCACAGATGGGTGTGCTTCGTGTTGATCATCCAGACATCGAAGAGTTTATCACAGCAAAGAATAACAGCGACATACTCACACAGTTCAACATCTCAGTGGGTGTGACTGATGAGTTTATGAAAGCTGTAAAGAATGACACAGACTTCGATCTAAAGTTTGAGGGGCGTGTCTATAAGACTGTTAGTGCCACTGCCCTATGGGATCAAATCCTACGCAGCACATGGGACTGGGCTGAGCCAGGCATCCTCTTCATTGATCGTATCAATAAGAAGAATAACCTGTGGTACGCAGAGAAGATTGCAGCAACAAACCCATGTGGTGAGCAACCACTACCACCCAATGGTGCATGTCTTCTAGGTTCTTTCAACTTGACTAAGTACATTGTGGATCATGAGGGCAAGTATGTCTTCAACATGAACCAACTACGTAATGACATCCCACATGTTGTACGTGCAATGGATAACGTAGTTGATCGTGCCACCTATCCTTTGAAAGAACAAGAGCTAGAAGCTAAGAGTAAACGCCGTATGGGTTTGGGTGTTACTGGTGTAGCTAATGCCATTGAAGCCCTAGGGTTTGACTACGGAAGTGAAACATTCCTGAGAACTCTTGAAGAAATTATGGGAGTGATCAGAGATGTTTGTTATCTTACATCAGTTGAGCTTGCGATTGAGAAGGGTCCGTTTCCTCTCTTTACTCAGGCTTATCTTGAATCTGACTTTGCTAAGTCTCTTCCTCACAATATACGTGATAGCATTAGCAAGTACGGTATTCGTAACAGTCATCTTCTATCTGTTGCACCAACAGGAACTATCAGCTTGTCAGCCGACAACGTATCCTCTGGAATCGAGCCTGTCTTCTCCCATTACTACGACAGAACTATCCAAACCTTCGATGGACCCAAGACAGAACGAGTAGAAGACTACGGCTACCGTGTATTTAAAGTGAAGGGTAAGACTGCTGATGAACTGTCTGTGTTCGATCACGTGAGGGTATTGAACGTGGCATCACGCTTTGTTGACTCAGCTTGTTCTAAGACATGTAACGTTGGTGATAATGTATCATGGGAAGACTTTAAGAAAGTTTACATGGATGCTTATGATGGTGGCGCATCTGGCTGCACAACGTTTAGGGCAGCTGGTAAACGCTACGGTATCCTTAATGCCTCAACCTCAGAGGATGTAGCAGAGGAACCACAAGTAGAGGATACACAAGACTTCGTCGAGGAAGGTGGAGCTTGTTACTACGATCCTGCTACTGGGTTGCGCCAGTGTGAGTAGAAACAGAAGGCGGTCCTTAGGGACCGTCCCCTCACCCTGCGTGAAGGTCTGTCGTCTTGATGATGGGTACTGTGTGGGGTGCAGGAGAACTACTGATGAGATCAGAGATTGGATGATCATGTCAGAATACGAGCAGAAGAAACTCTTACATGAGTTGAAATGGAGAGAGCATGAAGTACGTAAAGTCGAACCCAAAGAAGACAACACAAGGCGGCAAGAAGGGTAGCATTAAATATTCTTCAATGAACAAGTCTAAGAAGAGATCGTTCAAGCCTAGTCGAGGGCAAGGTTAATGCTGGAAGTAGAAACAGACTTTCCAACTAAACCTAAGAGAACTAGACGTAAAACAAACTACAAGAACTCAGAGAACAAGAAGGTCTCAGGGATTGTACCAAAGACTGACAAACAGAAAGAGTTACTTGGTCACCTAAAGCAAAGCTCTCAAGTGTTTATCCTTGGGCCAGCTGGCACAGGTAAGACTTATGTAGCAGCGACCTACGCCTCTGATCTGTACACCTTGAAAGAGATAGACAAGATCGTAATTACTAGGCCGCATGTAGCTGTGGGTAAAGACTTAGGATTCCTACCAGGAACCTTAGAAGAAAAGACTTATCCTTGGGCATTGCCTGTCCTCGATGTTCTAACTAAACATTTAGGGAAGGGTGTAGTTGATACCGCCATAAAGAATGGCAACATCGAGATGGCACCTCTTGCTCTCATGCGAGGCAGAAGTTTTGATAACGCATTCATCATCGTGGATGAGACCCAGAACATCACAGCCCACGAACTCAAGATGTTGTTGACTCGTGTGGGAGAAGGCAGTAAGATTGTTCTGAACGGTGATGTTCAGCAATCAGACTTGAAGGAAGCTGACGGTCTGTCAAAGGTAATACACCTCGCTAAGAAGCACATGCTTCCAATACCAATCGTAGAGTTTGGAGTGGAAGACATTATAAGAAGTGACATATGTGCTGAGTGGGTGAAGATATTTATGAAAGAAGGCTTATGATCGAGGTAGCAATTACAGATGAGATGCTTCTAGAAGCTCGTCGCAAAGCAAATGAGATGGGCAAGTTGAAGAACTCTATGATGCAAGGTGAAAGAAATCTTCACGGATTCCTTGGTGAACTAGCAGCACAGAAAGTTATAGGCGGTGAGTTTCATAACACCTACGACTATGACATCATGCTCAACGGTAAGCGCATTGATGTGAAGACTAAGGCTGGTAACTATCCCCCCAAGCCTCACTTCAACTGCACCATCTTTGCTTACAGCAGAAAGCAGCAGTGTGACTTCTTCGTCTTCACCTACATCAAGAAAGACCTGACAAGTGTTTGGGTGCTTGGTGCATATGACAGACTAAAGTTCTTGGATGATGCAGACTTCGTTAAAGCTGGCGATAAGTGTGAGAACAATGGACTAGTCTTCAAGAAGGATAACTACTCTATGACTGTCGATCAACTCGACTCAATCGAAGTGGTGAAGTGATGGTAGTTTGCTCAAACTGTGGCAACTTCTTAGATGATGATAAGAACTGCTACGAATGTACAGGTGAATTAATAGACTTAATTGGTAGGATACAAATGAAATCTGAAAAGTTCCACCCAGTGGATAGACCCCAACACTACGGTCAAGGTACGATTGAATGCATTGAATACATCGAAGACTTTTTATCAACAGAAGAATACATAGGTTACCTGCGTGGTAACATAGCAAAATACTTACACAGGTGGCGTTATAAAAATGGGCAAGAAGACCTAGAGAAAGCTGCTTGGTACTTAGAGAGGCTAAGAGATGTCAACGAGTCCGACAAAGAGACCCAGAGGTAGACCACCTCAAAAGAAAACCCTTGAGCAAGAAGCCCAAGAGTTTATTAAAAAAGATATAACTAATACCCCATCGTATCCTGTGACGTGTGGGGATTACTTCGCTGGATGCGCCTTGTCAGGGTTGCTAGCATCTGGCAAGTATTTACGATCTGATGAGATCATAGAAGAAGCATTCAAGTATAGTGAACGAATGCTTAAAAGCAGGAAATAAACTAAGCCCCCAGTTTTCACTGGGGGTTTTCTTTTAGTCTCTTAGTTCTGGTTCGACGTAGTTGTTAACCTTTCCAAGAATAAACATTCGTCTTTGTGTCTCTTCTTGTAAAGTCTCAGCGTCTTGTAGGTACTCCAGAGAATTATTAAATCCAGGAACAAAGTCGATAACCACTTGGTCAAAAACTTTACCACCAATCTCATTGCGCTTCAGCTTGTACATATTTCTGATGTAACCCCTAGCCTTAACGGGTGACCTTGCAGCAAAGAGATCAAACTGTTCTTCTATCTCGTTCTTTGTCGCAGTTATCTCTCTTTTGATCCAAGCCTCTAAAACTTCTCCAGGCTTATCTTCCTCTGTTAGTTCGTAGAAAGTCTTATCACTGGTATTCAAGGCGGGAGCATTATTAGCCCAATTCTCAAACCTTTTGTACAGGTTCTGAGATAGGTGTGCTCTGACTGCAAAGTCTAGTCCAGCATTAGGCACAGTCCTTGTGTTGTATAGCTGCCAATCCTTTAGGTTGTACCTACTCATCTGTCTTTCTAACTCAGTCAAGGGTGGCTCAGCTGCAGCACCACTGATTTGTTTCAGCAAAGGATCAACAGAACCAATCCTAACTGGGTTAGTGATTTTGTAGTACGGCATATCATAGCTACCATCGAAGGATTGAGTGTACTGCAGGAATGGAGCATCAGGTAGCATACGTGTTGCCTGTCCTACCAGTATCCCCTCAGACCCTTCACCTTTTCTTGGAGACAACTGGCTTGATATAGCCAAGTCTCTAACGAAAGGAGTGCCAGCTGACTCGTTGTTAAACTGTCCGTAGATATCCCTAGCAATAGTGGTTGGCATCAAGAAAGTAGAAGCGATATTTCCAATCTCTTTTTCTAGTCTTTCAGTTGAGGCAACCATCTCTTTACCTGTAGTAGGGTTTACCCCTATCGCTTCCAAGATACCTGCTCCAAATTCAAAGTCAAAGCTAAGGTCTGGGATACCACCAAAGACAGCCTGTAAATCTTCACCTGTAATCTTAACAGGCAATCCGTTGTTAGCCCTCCACGCCATATCCCCAGCGTAGAGGTGTGCCAAAGCAGAACCAACGTATGGTTTCATGTCCTCTTGTGAGTTCATCTCTGTTACAAAAGAACCATAGTCTACTTCACCTTGTCTCATTTGAGCTAGTGTGTAACCACCAACTAGAAGCATGGCCCCTGTCATCTGTCTCCCCATTCGAGTTGCCTCGTCTGTGGAAGTAGCAAAGTTAGACCTTTGCATAAGCTCGCCAACAATGGGCGTATACTCTGCTACCATCTGCAAGTGGTTGCCCACATACCTAGGAAATGGAACACCAAAACCTTCAGAGATAATGAAGGGAAGTTTTCTATTCATAGCTACAAGAGCTTTAGTTCCTTTAGCTATCGTGGAGTCAGACTCCCTAAAGGTTCTTTGCATTGTAAGACGCTGAGCATCAATCATAGCTTTGTCGAGGGATACACCCTCAGGTAAATTGTCTAGTGTTCTGTTAGAAGCTAACCAGTCCTTTAGGCTTTCCCCGCCCCGCTCTCTGAACTGTCTATCCAAACTACCAAAGAACATCCCTTCTTTTAGAACAGAGTCTGTTGCAGAGTTGAAGATGTTCACTACTCTGGCTGCTTTACCCATAGCATTGTTGCTGCCTATGCCTACATCAATACGGGAAGCTTCATTGAACAAGTTACGATACTGCTCTGGGGCTTCCTCTAATAGGATGTTACGAATGATCTTAGCTTCAGCGTTGTTTGTAGTGTAGCCTCTAAGGATTGCTGTCATGTTTGGTATGACATCCTTGATTGCAGCAAGGTCTCCTGTCAGACCTTTATACAAAGACCTGTTGACTTCATCCAGCATATCAGTAGCGATAAGGATACCAGAGTTTCTAAGGTTACGCATTGTTGTAGCTGGCTGTGAAGTCATGAATGCAATACGCATAGCATCCAAATCTTGTAGGAAGCTGGTGCCCTTACCTGCATTCTTCATAGCATTAGCTGAAATGATTGCAGCTTCTTCACTTGTAAAAGAGGATGCACCTTTAGAGAACAGGTCATCAATACCCGCCAAGTTAGCCCCTCTCTTAATGGCACTAGCGTATCCAAGAGTCTGACCAGCACGAGAAACTTCAGACAAGTAGATCATAGAGAACTCATCTTTAGACAAGCCATACTTTTCTCTTATCTCTTCTAGAATAGGAAAGACTTCTGTAGCTGTCTCTGGGTCTCTCATAGCAAAAGCTACAGACTCAGTTATTCTTTTGTTATCTTTGATGTTAAGTCTGTCGTTCTGCATTAGCTCAATGCTAGCCGCTGCAATCCTGCGCATGGTGCTAGCAGATAGGCCGCTAGTAAACTCAGGGTCAAAGGAATCATTAGTGATACCTCTGAGAATAGCCTTACCTTTTGCTACTCTTTCAGGGTCTAGGCTATCTTTTAGCTTAGCACTCTTTGATCCTGCCCTTGCAGACAAGACCTCGTCTAGGTCAGCGATACGACCCATAGCTTCTTTCTTCTGCTCAGCTGTAGCGTTTTTCAAAGTGTCCTTAGCAATCTGAGCCTTTTGTTTCAGGTCTTCAGAGATAACTTCTTGTCTTTGCTTTAATGCATCCTCAACCTTTATGTTACTGGAACGACCAATCATACCTGAGGCATACCCCAGGGCACCACCAACAGTAGCCTCTGCCACACCACCTACTGTAGCATCAAACAAGAAGTCTTTTGTTGTGTACTCGTAGTCATCAATAACATCTTCACGGGTCTCACCCTGCAGGGCGGCTTGACCACCACCAATAACAGCACCTGATGCTGCACCAACACCCGCCTCCTTCAAGGCTTGATTGTAGATGTTTCTCTTCAGACCTTTTTCAACTACGTTCTTAGCTAGGCTATCCTTCAGCTTCTTTCTAAGCATAAGTTGTGTTGCTTTAGATGCAGCCTTTGCACCAAGCTTACTTAAACCAAAGCTCCCCAAGCCAATGTATGTTGATGGGGCGAATAGTACCGCCTCAGCGTAATCACCTACACCATTCCAGAAGCCTGTGCCAGCCTCCCTCGATGTATCATAGGCTTGCATAAGACGACCAAAGGCATCTTTACCTCGTTGGTCAAAGTCCTTGTTGGTTACGTAGCTGTAATCCCTAGCGGCTGAGACCTCGTTAGCATTCTGATAACGCATGTGCTCAACGAACTGACGGGCCATACCCTCATAGCCCATCTCCCTCATTTCATCTTTGTTGTACTGGTAACGACCACCAGAGAAAAACTGTACTAAGTCTTTCTTGAAATCATCATCCTCAGTGAGATCGAGGAAAGCTGACTCAGGTGCTTTATCTACATAAGAAGCCATACTCTTACCCCATACCTGCGCCTAAATAGTTATTCTCAATAACGTCTATACTTTCTTCTTCATCATCACTTCCAGGGGGAGGGGTTGTTGAAGGTGTGTAGTTAAAGTCAAAGGTAGGGTTGCTAGCTATTTCAAACAAACTTTGTTTATTTTGTTTCATCTGATAAATTCTAGAACCTATCTCACCAATAAGTTCTGTCTCAGAGCCTGAATAGAAGGGGTCATTACGTAGAACTAAGAACCTCTCAAACGCATTGTTAGCAATTCTTGAGGCATTCTCAGGGTCTTTCCAAGTGACAGTGTTAGTTTCTGCGTTTACAGTACCATCAAGCAAAGGGGCTAGCTCATTAACAATAGCTTTTCTAGCTGCTTGTCTTTTCTCTGGGGACAACTCTGTAAAACTTAGAAGGTTAATTGCTAAGGGATTAGTAGCCGCTCCTGTTGGCATAGGTGCAGGTGACATCTCACTCATAGCAGTCATTAGCTCTTCATCAGTTGAAGCTGTAAGCACTGACATAAAACCATCTAGGCTTGGACGCTGCATAGCACCAATCTCCATAGAGTAGTTTATAGCAGAGGCTAGCTTTTCTTTTGGAACATTTTCAACCAGCTTCTCATTAAACATTCTGATAGCATTTGTTGAGACACCCTCCTCTGGGTTTTCTACAAGTTTATCAAGCCTGTCTAAGATACCTTCTAGTTGACCAGTTGACTCCAAGTAGGCTGCTGCTTCTTTAGTAAACTGATGGGTCTTTGCCCTAGCTAAACGAGAACTAGTAGCTTTCTGCATCTCAGCGATACCATCAAACCTTTTAAGTAGCTCAGGCAATAGGTACTGCTTTCTTCTTTCAAGAAGGTTCATCATGAACTCTTCACGTCTAGCTGTCCTATCAAGCTCAGCCTCTCTCTCAGCTGATCGTCTGGCTAAGTAACCTTTGAGTGCGCTGTTCGCACCAATTTTTGAAATAGCCATCTTAACCTCTCGCCATTAGACCTTTAGATGCTTGAGGGGCTGGTTCCTGCTCAGGCATTTCTAAGGGTAGTTCTTGTTGCATTTCTTGGGGCTGCTCTGCCACAGGTTCTTCTGCTGCTGGAAGGACATCAAAGCTTTCTTCAGTCAGACCTTCACCAGACTTAAGAACTGCATGTCTCTCACGCATAGTCTTCCTGTCAGCTTTCTCGTAGCCTGTCTTATAGTCAATACCCACCTCTGTAGCTACACCAGAAATCCATTCTTCTACTGGCTTCTGGATAATCAAGCTAACATCAATAGTGTGAACACCTCTGGACACAGCATTACGAAGGACAGCCTCAGCTAATGACTTAACATCCATACCCCGCTCTAACATCATGAGGGCTGACTCCATTGTGTCAGCATCATTGAGTCTCTCAAGGTGTGCCATAAGAGCTTCCTCAGGGTCAACGATCTGAGGTGGTCTCTCATAGAGAGCATTCCCTGGTTCTTTAGTTAGTGATGCCCCTGGGATGGGTAAATCAAAAGCTCCCATTATCTTTCTCCTAAACCTTTAGGTTTGTACTTTGGTCGTGGTGACATTCTAAAGGTATCCAATGCACTGTATAAATTATCATCAGGAACCTTCTTGAAACCAGCAAACTCATTACGAATCTCTTCCAGCATTCTCTTCTTGTTGCCCTTGGCTTTCTTCAAGCGTCTATCAACGAGGAACAAGAACATTTCATCTTGGACTTCTTTAGTGAACTTAGTATCACCAGGTAGGCCCATGTTCTTAGCTACATCTTTAAGTGTTGTACCTACAATATTATAACGCCCAAGCGGTGTACCTACAACACCTTCTGGGTTGGTGCTCTTAACATACTGCCCGTACTCACCAGATGGTTTAGTAAAGTCTACTAGCTCATCAATGGTCATATTACTCACGTCTTTACCTGCGAACTTACCCCCCTCTTTGTGAGAGTTATTCCAGAGTAATGAATAGTCAGAGCCACCAAACCCTTCGTAGTTATCAATCAAGTCTAGTAGATCACCAGTTCCCTTGTAAGCTCTATCAATAGTCTGCTTAGGGACAACACTATCTTTTATCATGGTGGTGTAGAAATCAATGTCTAACTCTTTAGTTAGTTCTTTATCTTTCTTCTCTTGCCCAGCTACAAACTTCTGATTCATAAGACCTTGAAAGTCTGGCTGAGGAACATCAATAACTTCGCCCAAACTATCAGCTTGTTCACGAGCACTGGGTCTGCCCATTGCAAACTGTGATCTACGGCTAGAAGGTTTTTGTTTAGGATCACCAATCATTTTATTACCAGCCCTTTAGTAGTTCTAGACCAAGGGTAAACCACATCTCAGTCTCAGCTGCATCTTCACCAGCTGCAATCTGTTTTCTAACACTCTCTAAGTTTTTATCAGCGAGTAGTAGGTTAAGTGCTCTGTCTTTAGCGTTTTCAGCTACGTCGACAGAGAAACTCATGATATCTCTCTCACGTTGCCATATCTCGTCAAGAGCCCCATCAGTTAAAGCATTAACATCTTTAGCAAACTGCGCAAGAGATTCGTTCATAGCAGCTGTATTTATAGTTGAACTGTTCTGCCTCCAGGTTGCATTAGATTGAGCTACAACCAACGCATTGTTAGCGTTGAACTGATCTCTTGCCGCTTCAAGGTTGGCTACTAAACTCGATATACTGTTTTCTTGACCTGCGTTGAACTGAGACATGCTGTTTCTTTGTGCAGTATTAGACATGTTCACAGTAGAAATCAAGTTAGAGAAGAACTGATCTGTTTGGTTCTCACTAGACGCATTGAACTGTTTGGCTGCATTGTCAGCAGCTGTATCATTGAATAGTGATTGAACCAAGGACTGCGCTTTGAACATTGCAGTCTGTTGCTCATTAGACAAGTTGGTCATGTCCAACTGTAGGAATGACTGAGCGTTTTGAACAGCGGCCTGTTGTCTGTTGCTAAGGTTAGTCATGTCCATAGACGCAACAG